TTAATGAAGACGTTAAAGAAAGATCCCGCCTCGTCCTGACGAACTTCTTTCTCGTCTTCCTGCATTTCCTGAATGAACATTGGAATAACTTTGCCAAAGATATCCTTCCACCATGAGGTGAATATCTTCCAAGTATTCTGCTGCCGCTGCATAGCCTGAGCACGACTCATACTGTATTCAGAAGCCGTGCGTCCGCCATTAGTCTGCTGCCCACCGAATAGACTTGGTAATGCACCAGAAACTAACTGACCTAATTCCTGTACCTTCTGGAAGAATGGTAGGACTTCAGGACTTAGATTAGCAGTCTTTAATTCATAGAATGCTTCATTAAGCGGTTTACCTGCCTTAGCTCTAACAGGATAAATAGATCCCGGAGCTACTTCAGTCTGCTGATACTTCTTAAAGTTTAATACATCAGGGTCCGCGAAAGTTTGGCCGATGCCATGTTCAATAGTCTGGAGAACTAATGAGATGATATCATTTGTGATATCTTGAATGCTAACCAACTGAGAGCCAGAAGGATCAAAGTGAATATAATCAGAGAGTGGATTGTAGGTGAGAGTCCAACAATCGTCAAGACTTTCATTACAAGCATCCGCGAATTCATCATTAACTAATACAACTTTAGCTCCATCGGGGAACTTCTGTTGTAATTCCTTAATTAAGTCTTCATCATTCAGTACGTTGAACGATGATGGACGAAGCCAGCAATTACGTACTGTAACAGTATTTAGCGGATATTCTCCGTGGTATTGCGGATTAAGACGTGCCCACTGGTCGTATTGGTCAGGTCCACTAATTCCACCTCCCGGTTGTATTTTAGAATTCCCACTTCCTTTATTTCTAAGGGAGGGGTACATTGCAATTGCATTGGAATAATGAGTTTCATAGGCTTGGATGAGATAAGGACAATCTTCTTGCTTACGAGCATAATTTGGTACCTTAACTACAAGCCCACCGTAAATCTCTAAACAGATCCGGCTCTTTGGAAACTCATCCGTTGATACTAAACGAGTTACAATAAGTGGAGACTTCTGTAACTCTGGATCTAATTGTGCCGCACACTGTGGACAGATTGGACCCTTATTAAGTGTATCATCTAATAAAACATCGTCGTTGTCTGGTTGAAATTGATTCTCAAGAGCACTTGACAAAACATCGTCAGGAAGTTGCTGCTGACAGTTAGGACAGAGATACGCTTCACCATCTTGCTGATCTTCATAATTATTAACCTTGTAAGTTCCATAAGCCTTATCAGACTTAGGATAACTATAGCAAGCAGTCATTCCCTCTGTGCAAAATACATAGAGAGCATGAAGCCACAGAAGCGATACGTTATTGTGCCGGTAAACTAATGCACCAATCTGATCACCAGCTTTAGCAGTGATACAGTCTAGAGTGTTTTCGGCATCATCAGGGAAACATTTAACAGCGGGAACAGTAATAGATAATGCCGCAATGATTGATTCGAGATAGGCACGAAAAATATTAACGGGCTTGTCATAGAACTGTTGATCAAGATTAGAATCCGCATAAGCCGCTTCGTCCCAAATTCTCCAATCATGCGCAGTTTCACTATACCAGATTCTAGTAAAACCCTCCCAAAGATATTTATAGCGACGCCACTGCCTTACCTGTCGTTCGCGCGTTGACTGATCTTCATTGTCAAACGCATCTACGACAGTTTGTAGGGCTTTCTTAACTTTCTCGTTATACTTAGGTTCTTTATCTTTAGGATCAGGCATTACTTTTTTCTACGAATCTTGTCACTCATCTTAGCACTAGGTGCTGCATATTCTGTCTTGCCTTCACCGGCTTTCTTCTTTTCAGAAAGCATTATTGCAATAGCCTGCTTACGATTAGTAACAGTCGGACCCTTCTTACTTCCACTGTGAAGTTTACCATACTTCCACTTGTGCATTACTTCTGTGTATGGCATCAGTGCCCTCCTGGACTTGTATAAGTTGGAGTCGATCCTAATATTCTACGCTGTGGTGTCATTGGCTGCCCAAGCACTAAATTAGGAGGTGGCTTAGGCGGCGGACTAACTGTTGCTGCTGCTACAGGAGGTGTAACCGGAGGCGTTACTGGAGCAGTAGTAGTATTAGGATCAGTAGGTGGAGGTATTGTTATACTACCACTAATTGTCCCCCCAGTGGGAGGTTGAGTTACAGCAGGAGGTGGCTGTGTATATTGTGGTCTAGGATCTCCTGTAGTTCCAGTAGGTAAATTAGTTGGTCCTACATTAGCAGGACCAGCAGTAGTAGGATAACTAGGAACTGTAGTACCAGGGGGATTCTGAACCATATTACTCGCAACAGCCGGAGTTGGACCGGCATTGATTCTATTATTCTGCGCGTAATATGGAAGTACACCCACGACTATTCCATTTCATCCATTGGATTAGTCTGTCCCGATGGGTTCTGAAGATTCTTCATGAAATTAAACTTAGGCTTTGAGGCTGATGCCTTCTTCGGAGCGAAGAGTGACTTCTTTTTTCCCTTCATTTTCTTTGTGATCATGTTTGCTACGTTCGCCGATGGATTCGCTTTGAACATCTTCATCTCCTAAATTGAGCACTGTGTTCTGTACAATTCCCAGATTCTTTTCCAATTGCTTGATAGCTTGATCCTGATCCTTTTTCGACTCTGCCAATAACTGAGCTTGTTTTCTATCTTCGGATTCAAGCATCTGTCGTCTAACATGCCACGGTACGAACTTCGGTAAGATCGGTCCATCCTCTTCTTCATCTTGCTGCCCCTGTTTAGGAGTAGTTAATGAAGGTTCAGGTTCTAATACATACCTAAGAAGTTTATCTTTCTCGGCATTAGCGAGAGCTAATTGCTCACGTAGTACTTCGCAAGATTCACATTTCGGACGCGCGTCACATAAATCGCAATGTGGATTAAATAGATGATGTAACCATTTGAACATTATCGAGAACCCCATCTAGAACGATAACGCTTAACTACAACGGGAGAATCGTCATCAACATTCTCGCCCGCTTCAAGCCCCCGCATGTTACGGTAGAAAGCAGTGAAGTCTCCCGTTGTAGCTAAACGCTGCTCAATCTCATTCCTCTTAGTAACTTCTTTGAATTCGTCTTGAGCCAGTTCAAAGTAATTATCTGCAAGGTCAATTAAGTATCGGACTCCATCGAGCGGATCGTCTCCATCAAATTCCGCAATGTCTTCAATTCGTTTCTTATCGTATGAAGCCGCTTTGATAGATTCAATAACTGCTGGGCACGTGTTAAAGATTTGGAGTTTCGGGATGTTGTCTTCTTCAGGGGCAATTTCGTATGACTTGACATACTTCTTAAACTCCTGGAGTCCCTTATTGCGTAATAGCCATTCGCCGTACGCTTCATTAAATGGTAGCTGTTCTCCCTGTGGTACTACAGGCTTCTGCTTCCATCTAAGATATTCATGTAATAATATCTTGCCCGCGATTCTGCTTCCTGGCTTGTTATTTGATAAGTCAACATCTCTGCCAAGAGCTGTGCTAATTTGCTGTTGAATTGTATGTTCTTGTCCACGATCCTGTCCGGCTGATTTACAGAATCTAATGAATTTGGGATTCTCGACTTCGATATATTGTTTAACATATGGTGCCCACAGTTCAATCTTAGTCCGCTTCCACATCATCTCCCGGTAGATGTAAAGCCTTCTCCTAGGACTAATAGCACCGAATCCCACCCAAGTATTAGCAGCGAAGCCCCAATCTCCAACTACAATCTTCGGCCAATAATCAGGAATCTCAAATGGTTCGATAACGTGTAATGCGTTATCTGGTTCATCTGGATACTTATAATCTCTAAAGTCGTCGAATACCTGACCGGAATAAGCGTTCCAATCTCCGTGGAGTTTAGCTCTCTTTTCCGCTTCAGGTAATGCTTCTAAACTCTGTCTATAATTTGGATCAAGATGCGGATTGTCAGCCGCGGTTGCGTGAATATAAATCCGTTTATTCCCGCCCCGTCCAATTATAATCTTTCCATCATTAGGTGGAGGACTAGGATCTACGAACCTTTTACGAACCCAAGTGTGACCAATTCCTCCCGGCATTCCAGCCGTACGTATAATTGCAGGTAGATTGGGGTTACTAGTTCTTGTTCTTGTAAATCCGATATAGAGATAAATGAATTCGACGAAGGATGTAAGCTCGTCTGGTGAGAAGAGATTGATCTCCATTGAATCGTATTTATGGACATCATCTTCATCTTCACACTGTCCTAAGAATATTCTGGCTCCATCATTAGTAGAACCACGTCCTCCAAATTGATCTTCTCTTGGAAACGTCCAACACATATCCGACTTGTTTAGTGTCGCACCAAACTTCGGATAGATTTGCTGACTACGAGGAATTATTTCATTCCGTAGTTCAGGAAATGTCCGGCGCATAAATACCTGTTTGAAGTCAGGAAACTTATGCCAGCCGTGAATAATTGCATAAACTAATAATACGTCTGTCTTAGCCGAACCCGCTCCGCCCCCGTATGCAGCTTCTTTAACCGTTACAGGAACAGATAAGAATCTTGCCTGTTTAGGAGTTGGCTTCCACTCACCTTTATTGAACGACATGCTTACACTTTATAGCTTCACCACTTGAATTAAGTGTAATGCTATCACCAGCTCGGAAGATAGCACCACACCTCTCACATCGTGGTAATGCCCTCCTACCCACCTACGATCCCTGACCGGGATTCAACAGAATATATAAAAGTGATGTAAGGAAGTGAGCCTGTTGCTGAGTATCCATCCCAGATCCTTTTAATAAATCAGCAATCTGAATTACCTGTGATGGAGTTAATCCAGCGTAATTAGGACGAAGGGGTGGCATATGCTACTCTACTAAACCGTTGGTTTAAGCTCGGGATGATCCTTATAGATTTGTTCTGTAAGAGCTTCACCCTTCATAATGATTCGTGCAGCAATCGTATCTAACTGTTGCTGCATCTCTTCCTGAGTAGGAAGCTCACCAGTCTTAGCGAAATGATCGTGGATGAACGATGAAAGTTCAGGAACCACAATATCCTTTAAGATTCCAAGTAATACAACTGAACCCATTAAAGTCACCTATTAAAGAGCGTTGACAAGCGCGTCAACAAGTTTAGCGGTAATTTGGAGTTTAACTTCCATCTGATCCAATGGAACCTTTGTCTTAACTTCCTGCCATGCGGTCTTAACCGTAGCTGCCCAGCCCGTAGGAAGTACACGAAGCGTCTTAGCCGTGGATGTAGTGAACTGGGTATATACCAACGCATGGCTGGGACTAATACCTTGATTGGCATATAAATCAATTACTAAATCCTGAAACTCTTCAACACGCTGAAGAATCTGTGTAGCCTGAATCTGCTTCTGTACAACTGGATCAGTAACCGGCGGAGTGTTAGCACCACAACTAACTAATCCCAATAGAAGGACAGACGCGAATAAGTATCTCACTGTTTTAATCCTGTAGCGTTATTAATCTGAATCTGTTGATGTGTAAATACTGTTAAGCCGGATTCAACTACTAACATTAGTGCTGCAATCTGTTCGGTCGTCATCTTAGAACCGAATGCAGCAATACACAGTATACTAGAACGAATGAAGTTCGCCCACTGAACTGGGTAGTTCTGAATTGAGTTCGAGATGTTATTGAAAGCACGCATTCCGTTCTTCGATTGATTTAGCACCTTCGGAACAAATAATCCGTAATAATACTAGTGTTTGCTTACTAGTCTGGCTACTAAGCTGTTGGTCCAGTATGTGTTGGGTTACTTCGCCTTGAATGGCTTGTAAATTGTCCTGAACCTTCGCGGCCAATAACCAGACTAGATAGCAAGCAATAGCAGTGGGTACACCTACTTTATATACCGCAGTCACCCACCACGGAAGTTGTGAACTGGTCCGCATCATGAACCAGATTATTGATTCGTTAATACGCATGATGTAGTAGCCGCTGTGCATTTAACAAAACAAGCACCCGGTAATACCGCACCACTTGTAGTAGTTGCAGCTACAGCCGTATATGTTCCACCTGTAGTGCCACCACAAACTTGTAGAACATCTTTAGACAGAACCATCTTAGACTTACCAGGCATCGCGTACACGGTATTCTGTGCAAGCGTATTGGGTCCATCCGATAGCATCGTTACGTAGTCAGACATGTTAATTCTTAATCTTAACTTTGGTTACAGCGGACGGGCTTGGATTAAGCGACCAAGTAACCGTAGCGGCATCTGACGACTGAATTGTAGTGGGATCTGAATCGATTGTAAAGTTCTGGGCCACTACTGACGTAGTGTGAGAACCATACGAAGTAACTGTAATGGGAGCTAAACAATCGGTAGGAGTACAGTCAGTAGCTTTAACTATAACTGGAGTCCCACCATCTGTAGTTACTGAATATTGAACTACAGTCCCTTGATTCGGTGTCCAGTCTGCGTGTACCGTAACTGGAAGAGTCTGTGCGTAAAGGATTGTAGTAACTGGATCAGTACAACCCTTAGCTGCCATACTGAGAGCAGCCGCGAATCCTAATATAAGTAAGTATCTCGATCTAGTCATTTACATCCACCGTTTCAAAGGAGGATTCTTTAGCGAATCCTGGATTGTACATAACGATGGACGGGCCATTTAGATTCAAGCCGCCATGTCCATTATCCACTGATGGCTCCATATCCTTAATTACACCGGACATGGATTTGGCAACTAAAGCTAAGTCTTTAAGATTAGCGTTCTCTAACTTCTCTTCCGTAATATGTTCAATCGCAAGATTCAGTTTATTACGAGCTTTAACTGCTACTCGCATCTTAGATGCTTTTAGTTTATCGCTGAGTTTCTTATTAGGATTATTATAAGTAGCAGTTGATGTCGCTCCATTGCTGTACGCGGAAACACTGGAGTCAGATACACCGACCATCTTAGCAAATTGTAAAGCAGCCGCCCGTCCGTCCTCAGCAGCCGTGGTACCAATAATTTCTCTAAGTACTTCGGGTACGTTCTGATCACCTTGGCTGCGCCCACCTCTATTGATATCAATTATTACAGGATCAGATACAGGAGGAATTTGTGCGGGCTTATTAGATGGAACGGGACTCCGATTACCGTTCTCAATCTCTAATTCAAAATCGTCGTCTGATAC